AATTAATATGCCTCGTTATAGTATTTAGGAGCACTCATGGCTAAATCAAAAGCAGCATCGATTTTTTCTCTTACTATTAATGCGCCAAAGCCGAGATCTGGCAAAGTTAAGACACGGTCACGCCGTGACGTCCAAGCAGAATATCGTAACACGGCAGAAAAAAACCGTATGCGCAGTCAGATGATGGAAGATGCGGCCGGCTCAGTTTATGATTCTTTTTATGCTGGTATCGATCCCCGGCGCCGTATCGAGATGGCTGATGGTGGTATAGTTGAAGAAGACAATACCGCAATGGCGAACTTACCAACACGCGGATTTCAACGACAGTTCCCCCGCGCTGGCTATGAGAGTAATCCCTACATTCAAGACACCTTTAGTTCGTTTGCAGATGATGATATTTCTTGGGAGAATGACTAATGGCAGCGACTAAAAAGATCACGGTCGGCAAAGGCGTAATGATGGCTAAAAAGGCCGTTACCTCAGCGCGTAAGAAAAAAGGCGGCTCTAACATTGGTCAGTATAAAACGGTCAAGAAAAAAGATTTTGCGGGCCCGTCTGGCGGTGCGCCAGCAGGTACCTTTCCGATGAATACGCTCAAGCGTGCAAAGAATGCACTTGCTCGTGCTCATTTTGCGCCGGATCCAGACGGCATTAAACGCGCGGTGTATCGTAAATATCCAGCGCTTAAAGCACGTCATCTTGCGCGTCTGAAGAAAAAAGCTCAATAAAAACCTCATCATTACTCCTTCTTTCTTGTTGAGCCTCAAGTTCACACCTTGGGGCTTTTTTGTTATATCTAATCTATTATAACGAGGAGCAATCAATGGCGGAGCGAAAAAAAGTTGGTGAGCATGCTTATGATTTGCTCACTAAGCAAGAAGGTCCAGTAAATGTACTCGATCAACAAGAAGCAATGCAATCGAGTTGGCAGAAAGAGATTAACCAAGCAATAGAACGTGGTAAGAAAACGATTAATGACGATTTTTATCTCGTTATTGAGACGAAAAAAGAACGGCTAATGCCGAACGTCTTACGTAATTATTTTATTCTACGCCGAAGCTGTCCGACGCCGGCTTCTGATCAAGTTGTTTATAAATTTCATAACAAGGACGAACGGCTTGAGTTTTTGTGGGTGCTTCCGTCAATTGACTCAATGGCATATCTAAAGATGCACAGTCTGGCATTGCCTCCTCAAGAACATCAAATTTTAGGTTACGTGCTTGCATTCCAAGACGGTTCGTTGCTGCGACGAGCAAAACAATATAATCATGAAAAAATTGACAGTCCCTTTTTGCATTAAAGGAGTTTTATGTTCGATGATGAAAATAATCAAGATGGTGCGCTGCAAGAAACTATTGCAGCAGCCGACGTACAAGAGCAAGATGAAGAACAATTAACCCAAGAAGAGAACCAGCAGGATTCCGAAGCGCCGCCACGATCGAATAAGGATGAAAATTTTCGTCGATTGCGTGAAAAAACTGAACGATTAGAACGTGAACGAGATGATGCAATACGGCTTGCACAGTCGATTTATGCACAAACACAACAAGTTAAATCGCCTGCAGCACCCGTTGAAGATGAGGATCTTAAATTTGCGGATACTGATCTGGTAGAGGGCACGCATCTTAATAAAGTAACGCAAAAGATCAAACGCCTTGAATCACAACTCAAAGAATATGAACGCAAATCTGATGAATATAGCATTGAGGCACGACTGAAATCGAAATTCTCCGACTTTGACGCCGTGGTAAATGTTGATAATCTTAAAACACTGCGAGAACTTGAACCGGATGTAGCAGACGCAATTTTGGCAGCGCCCGATCTCTATAAACAGGGAGTGTTAGCATATAACATGGTAAAAAAACTAAATCTTGTCTCAAAAGATCAGTACGAAAAGAATCATGAGCATGCACAAAAAAATGCTGCAAAGCCAAGATCAACTTCATCAATCAATTCGCAGCACGGTCAATCACCGCTCACCAAGGCTAATGCATTTGCCAATGGCCTTACGGATGAATTGCGCACTCAGCTTCTTAAAGAAATGACTGAGGCCCGAAAAGGTTTATAATCTCTTCTCTTTTCTTTCCACAGCAGGCCCGATTTTCTTTCGGGCTTGTTGTTACTTGTTTTTTTTCGTTCCATTCTGCTAATCTGTTCATGAATGTATTTGGCCTCATTCAGCCATCGTTATCCGCGTAATGAGAGTCGCTCTCTTTTTGACGTACTAAGAACTCGTCATTCTTAAGTAAAATATATTCGTATTTACTTAAGGGTTAACATGCCTATTACAACTACTGCGCTTCTGCCGGCGCCCGTTCAACAGAGCTTTAGTTATAAGCTTCTGTCAGTGCCGGTCCCAAATATGATTCATAAAATCCCCGCTATGAAGAAAACAATGCCACGTAACGGTGGCAGAACGCTTCGTATGCGTCGTTATAATCCATTGCCTACAGCATTAGTGCCATTAGGTAATACGGGCGTAACGCCGCCATCTGTATCACTCACTGCAGTTGATATCGATGCGACGATTAGTTTCTACGGCCAATATATACAACTCAATGAGCAGGTAACCCTCCAAAACCAAGATCCAGTCCTCAATGAAGCGGCTGCGAGACTCGGCGTTTCACTTCGCCAAACAGAGGATGAGCTTACGCGTAACATGCTTGCGGGAACTGCAGCCTTTGTTAACTGTGTGAGCGGAGTTAATGGCGATAACCCGACCGAGATTACTGAAGCCGATGTGGATGAAGCAGTTCGTTCATTGCTCTCTGCTGATGCGTATACTGTGCTCGACAATATTGAGGGTGAAGATCGTTTTGGAACTTCGCCAGTGCGTGATGCTTATTTCGCGCTCTGTCATACTGATCTTGTTGGTGATCTTGATGACGTTGCCACCTTTATTCACAAAAATGAATATCCTTCTCCTATGCGCGCGCTGCGTTCAGAGTGGGGAGCAATCGGTAACCTGCGCTTCTTGGTCTCATCTATTGGATCAGTAACAACTGGTGCATCGGCAAATGGCGCTGACGTTTACAACGTTTTCTGTGTTGGTATGGAAGCATATGCATGTATCGAACAAGATGGTTATAGCGCAAGCTTTATCTATCGGCCACCGATATATGATGGACCGCTTGCTCTTAACGCATCCGTTGGCTATAAATTCGCAGAAGTACCACGTATCTTGAATGATGCTTGGGTGCTTAATCTGCGTGCAACACGCGCTATTTAAGGAGATAAATCATGGCTCTTGATACCGTTCTTCAACAGGGCAGATTTACCTCAACAGGTACTGCCGTAACGCTCAATCTCAGGTCTGATGTAGATTGGATTTGGGTCTATAATGAAACAATTCTTAATGATGCAGCGCTTGCAGCCGATCGTGCAGCAATGTGTTATTACCAACGCGGCATGACTAACGGCCGTGGCGTTGAGCATCGTAAACTTGGTACGGTTGCTAACGATCCAATGACGACGCTTCAACTTGCAGCAAACGCGGGATTCTTTTTGCGTGATACCTCTGCGGCGCCAGAAGCAGCAGCCATAGCGCAGACTGCAATCACGAATGCCACGCAGCCGGTGGTAACAACCGCTAATACTGGTGCTTTGGTTACGGGAAGTGTCGTACGTTTAACGGGCGATACGGGACAGCTCAGCACGCAAGGCTTTGATTTTGAGGTCGATACGGTTGTTGCTAATACCAGTTTCCGTATGCGTTTTGCATTAGCAAATGCGCCAGGCGTTGTTGGAACAGGAGATGGTGAATATCGGCACGTTCGTTTTGATCCGATTTACTATCCTCGTCGTCGTTTTATTGTGAACGCAACACGTGCAGCTTCTATGGTTGTAACCGTTTCAGTGTCTCATGGATATACCGTTGGGCAAGCAGTAAGGCTTCATATGCCTGATCCTTATCTCATGGTTGAGGCTGATGGGCTTGTTGGAACGATTACGGCTACAACGGCAAGTACGATCACGCTCAATATTGACTCGTCTGCGTTTACTGCGTTTGCATTCCCTGAGGCCGCAGATGTGCCATTTACGTGGGCACAAGTTGTACCTATTGGAGAAGATACTGCAGAAGCGATCGATGCAGCTGTAGATATTCTTGGCGATGCAACAGTCAATCAATCATTGATTGGTGTAGAGCTTGCGGGTGGCAATAACTCGCCTGCTGGCGCTAATAATGATGTTATTTATTGGGTTGCTGGTAAATCATTTGCCGTCAACAACTAAAACACGCTACACTTATAAGGGGTCAGTAATGGCCCCTTATAACTTCGTCACTATTTAGAAGAAAAGGAGTATTATGCAGACACAAAACAGTTCAATAAAACAAGAAATCAAAAAGACAAAAACCGGCAAGATTGATTTTGAATCAATGCGTGCTAAAGATGAGCAAAAAGTACGTGGCAAATTCATTTATCATGAAGTGCCAGGCGGGACGGTAAAATTTCCTTTCAAGAAATGGAAAGGCGATACGCTGCAATTTTATACGTTGCGAGATGGCGAAATTTATACATTGCCTTTAGGCGTTGCAAAGCATTTAAATAAGAACTGCTCGTATCCGATTCATCACTACACACAAGATGAGAGTGGAAAATACTCACAGCGGATAGGACAAACGGTACGACGCATGAGTTTTCAGAGTTTGGAGTTTATTGATAATGAAGATCTCGAGCCAGTAGGTAGTGCAATTTTAACGGTAGAAAATATTTAGAAAGGTCAGAAGATGCCAGCAACGATTGATGGAATTCGTGCTAAAGTTCGTCGCCTTACACTTAGTCCCTCCGTTGCGCAATTAACGGCAGCTGATCTTGATAATTATATTAATGATTTCTTGCTTTATGATTTTCCTGAAAGCATTCGTCTTTTCAATTTAAGGCAGCAGGCTAATTTTTACACACAACCTTATCGCGATCTGTATGATTCTAGTGCATTCAATATCGCCGGTGTAGGAATAGGCCAGGATTTTCTGAACGAAATATACACGATTCATCCGCCTATTTATATTGCAGGACAACAAGCATTCTTTTCGCAATCACGAGAAGAATTTTTTGGGGTTTATCCTTTTAACAATACCATTGTAAATGTCGATGCAGGTGATGGCGCTACCGTGAATTTTATTGGCACGCTTGCTAATATACCAATCATGCGCAATCAGGTAACCTTCTCATCCATTGATATAAATAATGTTGGCCTCACTCTAAGAGACGATGGCGAAGGAAATATTTTTGAACCTGGGACTAATATTGCAGGTGGCGTGATAAATTATGTGACTGGCGCTTTTAATATTACTTTTACTGCGGCTCCTGCAGATGGGCAAGCAATTGTAGCTAAAACAGTGCCGATAACTATTGGACGGCCAGAAGCTGTATTATTTTATGATGGCGCATTTACTGTCCGTCCCGTGCCGGATCAATCGTATCCAATAAATTTTGAATATTACGTGCGGCCTACGGCGCTTGATGATTTAAATAACCCTATACCTCAGCTCGAAGAATGGTGGCAATACATAGCATACGGCGCCGCTATTCATATTCTGCAAGAGCGGCTTGTTCATGATACCGTGAATCTCTTAATGCCTGAATTTAAGAACCAAGAACGGTTAATTCTGCGCAGAACAATTGTGCAGCAAACCAATGAGCGAGTTGCAACAATTTACACAGAAGCAACAGGAGATTTTTACGGTCCTGGTGTTGGTGGTAGATCTTAAGGAGTAGCGATGCCATACAATCAAAATATTCCACAACCAAATGATAGACTACGTAATTCACAAGCAGATCTGCTCGCTAACTTCCAAGAAATCTATACATTTCTGGATCAAGATCATGTCATCTTTGGCAATGCCGATGCCGGCAAACATAAATTTTGCACTTTTCCAGAACAGGGCGCTGCTCCAGCAACCTTGGCAAATGAAGGAGCGCTCTACAGCCGCGTAGGCCCAAATAGTGCGGTAAGTGAATTAGCATTTCGTCGTGAGAGCGACGGTGCTGAAATTATCTTCACTGAAGGCCGTAATAATGCCGTCAGTGGCTGGGCGCGTTTCGGTTCAGGATTAGTAATGAAATGGGAACGATTCCCTGTCGCGGCTGCTGTTGCTATTGTGAGTAGAACTGATTCTTTTGTTTGGTCCGTTGATGCGACCATTCCAGCGTTTGCAGCCGTCCCTTTTAATATTCAAGTTCAGATCTATCTTGATGCGGTGCAAAATGACGAAAAACCGTCATTTGCCGTGCGCTATGATCTAGGACAAACAACTGACCTGCGGACAAACATAACTTTCATATCGCCATTTGTGCTTGGCGGATGGGATGCGTTTAATATCTTTATTATAGCCTTTGGACAGTAGGATTATGTTATGCCATATAACAATAATATCCCACAACCACAAGACATCATTGCAAACGGACAGCAAGATTTTATTGCGGACTTTCAAGAGATAGCTAATGCCTTTGCAATAAATCATAGAGCGCTTAATGATGCACAGCAAGGCAAACATATTTTTCTGCAAATGGCAGAAATGGCGCAAGCGCCCACAACTCTTGCAAGTGAAGGAGCTCTATATACTCGGGAAGGCTCTCGCAGTACCGTAACCGAATTAAATTTTCGACGAGAAGATAATGGAACTTCTATTGCCTTTACTGAAGGTCGCAATGTAGGGGTCCCACGCTGGATGCGATTTGGCAACGGACTTCTTGTTAAGCATTTTCCTATAACTATTCAAGGCTTTGAAGGCGCCGCGACTACAGTAAATTTTAATTGGCCAGTAGGTGGTCAGGTTGCACCGTTTACGGTCGCGCCTTTTTGTGTTTTGCTAACTAAACATCATTATGGTGGTTTTATCGATCGGCAAGAATTCCCGAATATTTCATATCGAAGAGATTTATCAACAGCAGAAGTACTTCATATTACTGTTACATCAGCTCAAGCACTTAATCAAGGATGGGAACAAGTAAGCGCATTTGTGCTCGGCATAGGAATATAGGATGGCAGATCGATTCTTTATTGGACCAATTTCTGAAGGATTACGCCGAGATCTCAAGCCATGGGCAATTCCAGAAGATGCGTTCGAGCGGCTGCGAAATGCATATGTTTTTCGTGGCAGGATTCGTAAGAGATTCGGATCAGTACTCGTTCCGATCGCACAAGATCCAAGCGTAGCGCAACTCTATTCACGCGCTGGAATAAATATTGGCCTTACGGCTGCAGTTACGGGCAATTTTGGACCATTTGTATGTCCGGGTACCGTATTTAAAGTTGGCCAAATGTTCGCAATAGGCGACACTATGTTTACGGTCACGAATGGTGCGCCAGGACCGCAAGCAATGCTCACTACCGGGGCTGCAACAGGCACCTATGATACTGCTACCGGCACGGTTACTATTACTGGAAATGCTGAAAATCCCGGTGTAGCTGTCTATTTTTATCCCGCTGAGCCAATAATGGGTATTCATCTTTATGAAACAACAGCCGTTAATGATGAACCTACGCTCGTTTTTGATACGCAGTTCGCTTATGAATATTTAGGCGGTCGATTTGAACGTGCCGGCGTAGCGACTTGGACAACCAATGCTTCTAAAAATGATTATTTCTGGGCAACTACTTGGCAGGGACTTACCGATGATATCAACATTTTATTCGTCACTAATTTTGTAAATGCTGATGTAATAAAATATTGGAATGGTGCTGCTTGGACTAATTTCTCACCTTTATATGATGCAGCAAATGCTATTGTAACGGCACGTATAATTATTCCTTTTCAGGGACGACTCTTATTCCTTAATACGCGTGAAAATCCTGGACCAACTCAATTTAGAAATAGATGTCGTTATAGCCAATTTGGATCACCTCTTGATGTTAATTCGTGGCGAGAGGACCTTGTAGGTCGCGGCAGTTTTATTGATGCGCCAACACAAGAAGCGATCGTTAGCGCTCAATTCATAAAGAATAGACTTATTGTCTTCTATGAGCGCAGCACATGGGAAATTGTCTATACCGGTAATGAAATATTGCCATTCCGTTGGCAGCAAATTAATACAGAACTTGGTGTTGAGTCGACTTTTTCAATCGTACCATTTGATAAAGTGGCTCTTGGAATCGGTGACGTAGGAATCCATGCTTGTAACGGCATGAATGTAGAGCGAATTGATGATAAGATTCCTGATGAAGTATTTAGCATCCATAACGGTAATTCTGGACCGCTGCGTGTCGTTGGCGTGCGGGATTATTATGCTGAAAATGTGTATTGGACTTTCCCATCACAACAAGATGAGCCAGTATTCCCGAATCAAATACTTGTTTATAATTATAAGAATAATACCTGGGCTATAAATGATGATTCGTATACCTTTTTAGGCTATTTCCAAAATCCGGACGATCGCACGTGGGCATCAACGCCAGCTACATGGGCTGCAATGCTCGAAGCGTGGAATTCGGGAAGCTTTCAGTCAGAATTCACTACTATTCTTGCCGGCAATCAACAAGGATATATCCACGTATTAGATCCACGAGCAAGCGCACGTAATGCGTCAGGTCTTCAGATTACCACTGTGACGGTAGCTGGTTTGAACATAACCATGACTGTCATTGATCATAATCTTACGACTGCCGATTATGTCTTAGTCGAGCAAGCACGAGGTATTACGGCGCTTAATGATCGTATCTATCGTGTACAGGCAACAACCGCAACAACTATTACTATCATTGAACAAGAAGTAGCGATTCCTGGCGTATATACCGGTGGTGGAACGTTGGCCCGTGTAAGTCAAATTGATATCCTAACTAAGGAATTTAATTTCTATCTCCGTGACGGTCGTGCAACTTCAATTAATAAGATTGATTTTTATGTCACAACAACAGCATCAGGAGAAATCACCGTTGATTACGCTCCTTCTTCATCGCGTCTATACATGCTTGATGAAGCAGCAGCTACGGGAACTAATCTGTCTACGGGCATTCTTGAGACATTTCCGTATGCAACGGTGCCACTTGAAGCTACGCAAGATAGGCTTTGGCACCATTATTATTTAACTGCAGACGGTGATGGCGTGCAATTGCGCCTATTCCTTAACGATGATGATAACTTGCCTGCAGCGAGCACCCAAATGCGCAACCCGGAAATAGCACTTCAAGATTTTCAGCTGCATGCTTTTATTATTAATGCCTTTCCATCATCGGTCGATCTCGGATAGGAGGTTTAGGTCATGCTTTTATTGGTGTTTTTGAGCATCTGGATGAGCACCATGAATCTTTACGGCGTCGAACCAACTAGAGATTCAATTTCAATTGAACTAGGCGACATTCAAGACCTTGCGGTTCAAATCGTTGCCTCGTGCTTGCATATTGAATCGGACAGCCAGGTCACGCTCTGTGTAGCGGAAAAAATCAAAGAGATAATGGCAAAGAAGCCACTCATGCCGCAAGATCATGATAAAGAGCTGCTTCGTGCACGAACTATTTCAGATATTGATCGCGATGAATTAATCGACATCGTCCTGCAAGCAACAAGTACCTGCATGCTGACGCAACATAATGAACGCGTGCAACTACAAACTGAGTTAGATGCACGCTATACTAAAAAAGTAGTCGCAATAATTAGTGCACTTTCTGCTGTCATTCCCGCCGCTATAACCGCAATGGTGACCATATTAGTACTTTATTCTGGCTGCAACTGCCCGGCATGTATTTAGGTAGTTGTTTTCTGGCTCTTGGTTTGATGTATGCATTCTATATATATCGGCACGCGATGCGAATGCAACGCTATACGATTCCATTTTATGCGCACTTATACGAAAAACGTATTCGTGAACTTGCCTATAAAAAAGATTTGCATGGGATGCGAATTCTTCATGATCAGATAGCACGGAGTCATAAATCATTATCAATCGAGCGTCAATGTGCGCTATTGCAAGAAATAGAACGCTTCTTAGCCTCAATCAAATATACTCGATAATCACAAAGCATTCAGTAAAAGCACTATAATCAGCATTTGTTACTATATTAATATTGGTGCTATCCATAAAAAGAGAAACAAAATCTATTCCTGCTTCAAGATAAGGAATCGGAATGAAATCGATATTTATTGGATCAGTAGCCGCGCCATAGAGACGTGTGAGCCGATTTAATGTTGGTGATGCACCAAAATTAATGCCATGGGCGACTGTTTTTAAAGCATTATTAGGCAATGCGCCGAAATTTATTACTTTACGACGAACTTGTCGCTTAATGGGCCGTGCAGGTGTGCTACTGCTTAATGTTGGATCAGGAAAGAAAGACTGGCCACAAGTGAAGATGCTTAAAGGATAAATCCCCGTATCCTTTTCGTTTAAGGCAAGAGCTATCTCATTAAATTTATTATAAAGCCGTACAATAAGTTCTCTAAATAATGGAGAATTAATCTCAACGTCTTGCAATTGCCCTAATTCGGTGGCAACAGTTGTCTCAATAAATAACCCTTGTTCAGATTGTGGTCCGATAGCCATCTTTTTTCTCCCTATTTTGCTCGACTTTTTATGCAGGCATGTTTTATGCTAACATAAATTTATCAATGCTCGAAGGATAGAAATGGCACGACCTTCTCAAATTGCCGCTCCAATGACTCCAGCAGAAATACAAGCTGCTACTGCGAAAAATCCCATTCTTGCCGCATTAGCACAAGCAGGAAAATTAAATCTAGAAACTGGTGCAATAAATGCTGCAGATCTACCTGCCGATCTAAAAAAAGAAGTCGAAAGAATGATGGGCGAGAGGGCAGGTGGTACCATCCATCTTCCTCAGCTTTTTAAGCAAACGGCAGAAACAGAGATGTATGGAACCTTTACCAGGGCTGGTAAAGGTGGTGTTGTTACTACGCCGCAATTAGAACCATGGCAAATTCAAGCAATGCAATCAGTCCTAGCTGAAGGTCTTGCTGGCATTTCTCCTGGCGCATCAGCACCCGCAATGCAAGCCGCTCTTGTTGAACAAGGCATGGGCGCTTTTGCGCCACAACAAATGCCACAAGCGGCGCCGCAACAACTTGCTCAAGGAGGTGCCTATCAACTTCCAGGATTTGGAGAACGTCGAGCTTTTACCCCGGAATTTGCTGCAGCATTAAGTCAATTCAGGGCGCCAACAGAAGGAACAGGTGCACAGCGCTTTATTGGTATTGGATCGCAATTAGCAGGTTT